CTCATCCAAATACTCCGGTATACCGCCCTTAAAGACCCTGTATTTTGTGAGCAGGCCTCCCGGAATATTAGGGCCGCAGTAAATTACCTTGCCTTTTTCCTTAAGCGAATATTTGATCTTTTTACTTGAAAAATTCGCCATCCAGTATCACCTCCTGGTCATATATTTCTTCGAGCGGACGCGGCACTACCCACCTGGTCGTCATTTCACCGATCCACTGTGGGTAGGGCTGTTCTTCCGGCATCTCAAACAAGCATGGATATTCGATCCTGTATTTTTTTGCGATCACACGTTTCTTAAAAAGATCGATCCAGATCCTCGTCGCAGTATTCGCAACATCACGCCATCCATCCTGCGCATCATGCGAATATGTCCCGATCACCAGTCTGACGACTGCCTGCGCATAGTCCCTACCCGTACCTCCACCTTTTTCGCTAACGTCCTCAAGCGAGATGAGCCTAGCTATTACAAAGGGGAAATCATCTTCCTGCAGCTCTGGCTTCTTCGGATTCTTGGGCGGAAGGTAGCCGGCAACAATTTGCGGAGGCCTTTCGTCCCCGCTTTGTGTCTTAAGCTGCAGGTCTTTCACGGTTAAGGTTAAAAATTCGCAAATGGCATCAATTAAATCTACAGGACTCATTTGCCGTACCCCTTCAACAGTCTCGTGATCTCATGTTCCAACCTGTCTTCCAGCACTTCCGCCGCACGCACCTCGATTTTTTCCATTACCTCTTTGCTGCCGATCATATGAGGTACTGACGGGCCAAAGAGCTCTTTGATAGGCAGCCTCCTTCTAGTCTTTCTCATGTACACCCCGACATGGCCTGAAGGCATCTTTGCAACGAAAGCGTGCTGGACTATGCCTCCGGAGCTGCCCTTCTTAACCTGCGCACGCAGCGGGCGTGATTGATTAGGGTTGCTCGGAGAAATGCGAAACTTGGACAGCGGTATAACCCTGCCGGATGCACGAAGCGTTGCCGTTAGTCTTGATACCGAGGCTTTCTCTATTGAAATGGGCGAGCGCACATCCTGAGCTTTGATAATGTACTGTGCACGCACCTGCTTTGTCGCCTCTGTCCTTGCAGCGGAAGCCGCCCTGTTGGCTGCAGAAGAAATAGCCCTTGCTGCACCTTTTGGTACGCCTGCAAGCACTGTTTTTAAACGTTCGAGTTCTTTGTCGTCGATCTCTATCATGACTCTGCAGCCTCAAGCGTTATGAGCAACATCCCCATGTCATCTGCGCATTCCTTGACGGTGTAGACGTTGCCATCAACGTTTATGATCTGTCCATAGACCGGTCTGTATCCTAAGTCCGACGCCTTAACATAAAGTGCTACTTCACCACGATAGACACCGTCGAACTTCTCTGTCTTGTTGTTGCTGTATATTTTTAGGATGTCGCTGTCGATGATTGCCTCTATCATCTGTCCGTCTATATCGTGCATGTCGGCAAATTCGTCAGTGTTTATAAAAGCAGAGATATCGCGATAGATATAATCCCGCAGCTTCATCACACTCACCGTCTTTTCTTTTTTGCCCTGGGTTTGGGCGCTATCCCTTGCTCTTCGACATGCAGATCGGTGCTTTTTTCCTCTTCCGCAGGCTTTTCTTCTTCGTATTTCTCGATAGTGCCGTTGGACTCCGCTATCAGACGCTCTTCTTCTTCCTCAGTAAGGCCATAAAGAATGGACCCGCCTGAAAGGCCGGGCCCATATCTTATTCCCTTATGTTTAACGCCAAAGCGTTTTATTATGATCGCCATGCAACCACCTACTTAACTTTAAGCACGTACCAGGAGTCCACATCCTCCGGTTTGGGGAGAGGACGGGACGCGACGCGGATCATCTTCATGTCGTTGTTCGTGTCATTCCATACCTTCGGGATTCTTGTGCCCTCATAGGTGTGGAACTGGCCGTCGTCTTCAAGCTGCGTGACTGCGCCGTACAGCCTGGAACCAAGGCCCGTCCTGCCCATGATGAGATAGTTATCCGGCATCATCGGCTTTTCAACGCCATCGTCATCGATGAACCATTCATCGTAGGTGTAAATCTCAAGGCCAAGGCTGGCGAGAGTTCCGATATAGGTGACGCCATCCATCATCACTCTGGGTTGCATCTGGCCGAAAGAGAAGTTACGGATGTCAAACAGCTTCTGTATTGAATCATCGTTCAGGAACAGCTCGACCACGTCGTTCGCCATGACTACGACATCTGGGTTAACCCCAGATTTCTTGATGATTTCAAGTCTGATTTCTTTAAGATCGCTGTACTTTTTACCGGCAGCATTGTTATCAGCCCACACCTCCGTGGACGTAAAGGCATCCTTATTGGTGAAATTAAAGTCTATAGTGTCCTCGACGTAGTCCTGCCCTATCTTGTCTACCCACCCCTTGATGGTCACGGTGCCCTCAAGCAGGAGCTGTCTGCACATCCACTCCTCGCGTCTTACTATCATCTGTTCTAGTTCGACCAGGTCCTGAGCAAGCAGCTCCTGCGCACGCTGTTCGGGAGTCCTTGTGCTGTATATATCCTCCCCCATCAGCCTATTGGCCAGATCGTCGATGGTAAGTAACCGCTGCGGGGCAATATACGGAGTCGTGTAGGTATCTGTCTTAAATCCGACCCTGTCCACCGTGATGCCGCCACGTCTGCGTGCCACGAAAGGCGCCATTGCACGCTTGCCTTTCTTAAAGTCGACATCAACCTTCTCGGTCACGAACGTCTGGACGTTGGGGAAAAAGGTGTCTCTGAAAAAAGTCTTTACAGGCAACATTAAATTTATTGCCTGCATCATTGTCCTGGTTTCATAGATATTAGGTATTCCTGCCATTATTCTTTCCTCCTTCTTTCCGGATTAGCTACGCTTCAACCGGCTTCACATTTTCGCTCAAGAATATCCCGAGCGTTCTCAACATATGTTCGTGTATTTCTGCAGTGTCGATCCCGCCGAACACCAGAGCATTGCGGTTAAAGTACCCAGTTTTATATGCCACAGCCGTTACATCACTGCTTGACGTGTCGGTATCGTCGGCAAGTATGCAGTCCGCAATTTGACTACCGTCCACATTTGCGGAATTGACTACTTTATATTTGCCGCTGCCTTCGATGACAGGGATGGTAAATGTATCGTCTATTGCAAAGCCGCTAGTGCCTTCTGTGATCGTAAAATTAATCGGGCCTGCGTAGGCAGTGCCGGCCACCGCATCATTGAGTATCATGCCGTCGGGATCGACTACCTTAAAGACGGCCGCAACACCTGTATCAGTTGCGGTCGTGCAAACCAGCGAATACGTTCCTATCTTTGCCGATTTGCCCAGCGTTACAGCGCTTATTGTCCCGTTTGCCGTGTCCGGTCCGGTGACCGTTCCAACTGCCTTGGTCACCTTGCCAAGCACTGTGCCTCTTACCAGCTCGCCCTGTCCTGCCTCAAGCGTCACACCCTTTGTCAGGACAGGTATTTCATGCCCCGCAAAGAGATTGTCATAGGCGAAAGAATCGATATTTTGTACCAGATTAGCCATTATCTTGCCCTCCTTTTGTTCGCGAACTCGGCTATCGCCTTTGCGACAGCCTCTCTTTCATCTGCCTTGCCCTTTTTTACATCCTGAGGCTCGGGAGTTACGTTTCCGGCCGGGGCAAGGTGTTCGGCCAGATCCTTCATGTACTCTCTGCCCCTCTGCTGCTCGAGCCTGACCGCTTCAAGCGCAAGCTGTTCTGCAGTCATTGCCTTCTCGTATTTCGCCGATATGACTAGGCTGTCGTCTATAGTCTTTGCAATTTCGTCTATAGCTCTCATGCGCTCCCTCTCCTGCATAATCCCAGCCTCAAAAAGCTGGTTTGCGAGATCAGGGAAAGCGGCTCTGAGATCATCGACTGTCTGTATGTTCATGCTTTCATCCTCCTTCTTTGGTAACATGTCTTTGTTGCTGTTCTCTTCCCAAGGCGGGACTCGGTCAAACTGCTTATAATGACTGCCCAAATGCTCCTGTACTTTGCTTATGTCGGCGCTTGGGATATCGGATTGCGGCAGCCTTGCAGCCGCATTGGCCACGCCCCTCCACACCACGGCACCGTCGCTCGGCCTGTGGTGCGGTAGTTTAAGGTCGCTGTACCGCTCCGGAGGCATCGATGCAGCCCATGCGAAATGTCCTGCTATACGCCTTTTTTCGGCATCGCTCAACTCGCTCCACTGCCTGTCAGTGAAATCAGAGAGCGCAGGTGCTTCCCACGGTTCGCCTTCCGGTGCTTTTTCTCTCGATACATCTTTTGGTGCTACACCGTTTATTACCCCCGGCACTCTTGGTAATGTCTTGAACCTCGACATGTCATGGTTGATGCTGTTTACGATTAGAACGCTGCCCTTCGATTCGACAGGCACGTTCTCAAACATGAGTTCGTCCGCAAACCCCATCTCAACCGCCTCTTCGCCCGTCATCCACGTCTCTTCGTCCATCATCCTTGAAAGCGTTTCTTTATCCAGCTCCGTCTTTGCCGTATAGGCATTGATGATTGATCCTTTTACCGCATCAAGCTGTTCTGCATACTTCCTCATTTCGTCGGAAGTCAAAAATCCGAACGCAAAAAGCGCAGGATTGTGGATCATCATCATGGCATTTGCAGGCATTTTCACTGTATCGCCTGCCATTGCTACTATGCTCGCAGCGCTTGCCGCCAGTCCGTCAACCACCACGGTTACGCCAGCCTTATGACTTTTAAGCTGCGTATATATTGCATGTGCAGCAAAAACATCCCCACCGGCCGAGTTAATCCGCACCGTGATGGCTTTATTCCTGAGACCTTTCAATTCTTCATAGAACTTCTGAGGCGTGACGGTATCTCCTGCGTCTGCCCACGGAAGTTCGGATGCTATATCGCCATATAAAAGAAGTTCCGCCTCGTCTTCCGAAACATTGCGGAACTCCCAGAATTTTTTGTACAAGCTCCACACCTCCTTTCCTGTTTATTCCGGGATAGCAGGCATTCCTGCCTGTTTCATCAGCTCGTTTTCTCTCCTGAGCTGCTCTATGTTCTTGTCGAAATCCCTCCCGGTCAGTTCCACCGTCTCGCTTTCCCTCGTGGACAGCCCGTTTATGATCCTCAGCTGTGCCGCCTGCACTTCCTTGACCGGATCTACCTGTCCGGGAGCCGGCCCGTACCAGTCCGCACGGCACCATGCTTTTGCCGTAATCATGTCAGAGAAGAAGCCGGGGGCCTTAATCTTGCCCTGCGCGATCCTCTCTGCAAGCCACACTTCATAAACAGGCTGACAGAAATCATGAGCAAACCATGCCCGGCGCATCCTGAAGGCATTCCATGCCTCCAGCAGTGCCGCCCTGCTTGCCGAATAGCTGGCCGTGAAGTTCTTAATCAGCAACTCATATGGAATCTCAAGCGCTGCACCGACATGCTTGGTAAGCGACGTTACGAAAGCGTCGAAGTTGGATGACGGCCTCTTGGGATCTGCAGTTGTTATGTCATATCCTGGAGGGAGGGCATTTATCGTCCCGGCTCCAAGCTCAAAAGCGTTAGGATCGAAGTCTACTTTGTCCTGCGGAGATATGGCCTCGGCCAAGGGGAAATCGCCTGTCGGGATCTGCCCCTCCTTGATAAATACCGTGAAAAAGCCCGTGACTATTGCCGCCATAAGCTCCGCTTCTGTATAGCGTGTTATCTGCTTCAGCTCCTCCACGACAGGGGCTAAAAACGGCACTCCCCTGTACTGCTCGCACCTCTCCGGCTCCATAACGCAGAGAACATTTGGCCTGCCAGTTGTCTTGCTGTAGGCCTCTATCCGCTGCCATTCCATCAGCTCAAACGGATTTGCAGGATCGTTCTGGTATTTATTCGATATCCAATAAGCAACGACGGCTCCGTCATCGTCTATCTCTACGCCGTTGACGATCTTGTTGCCGTTGTTGGGATTAATCTGGATCGTATTAGTGCTGGAAATAGAGCGATATTGCTGGGGCGAACTGATCCTGTCCGCCTCTATCAGATGGATACGCAGCGAAAATGGGAAATAAGGCTCCGGTTCAACTATCTTCAGAAGCGCCCAACCGTCTCCGTTCAGCAGGAAGGACATGAAAAGAAGCGATTGCATCTCATAGAAGTTGTTCAGCCTTGTTGCGTCGCAAAACTTGCTTTCTGCCCATGCGTTAAACTGCCGTTCGACCGACTTTTCCCACCTGTCGGCCTCTTCTCTGCTGATGCCGAGATATTCTGCGTCGATTCTGCTTCTGAGCTTCAATCCTACGCCTATAACGTGTGATCTGGGCGTTACGATTGCAGACCGGCCCAGCGCACTGCCCATAAACAGATCCCTGGATCTCTGCCGCAGGACGTCAATGTTCATGTCTATGTCTGCCTGCGGACTGCTGGACCAGGCCTGCCATCCACGCATGGACTTCTTACGCAGAGAAGCGCCCGATTCGGAATAGCCTGTATTTAAAAATTTAAGCGCCCTGCGTGCAGCCTGGCGCTTTAATGCCCTCTCGGGGCTGATGTACGATATGATTTTGTCTATAGCATTCATGCCATCTCTCCTAAATGTCCCTTAAAACTACTCTCTTGCTCGCTCTTGAGGCCCCCGAAATCCTTGCCTCAAGGATGCTCTTCTGCTGTTCAAGCTCGTTAATCGCCTTTTGTACCTGCACAAGGTCGGCTCTCCGAAGCGTCCTTGTGCCAATTCTGTATTCCTGCCCCTGTAAAATTGCCAGTTCTGCATCGTAGTAAGACTGCAGGCGTTCTTTTATTCTTTCAAGCCTTTCCCTGATACTCTCCATGTCCTCACACCTCATAAGTCATATTTTTTTATGCAGCCGTAACGCCTTTTGGGCTGCTCTCTGACCTGTACCTGCCTTGCCTGCGGTTCCTGTTGTTCTCGGATTCTTTTTTCAAGGGCATCAAAGTCGGGATTCATCAGCCGGAGGGCTGCCAGGTTATAAACCCGTAGGTCAAGAGGCTCGTTTCTCTTGTCGGAGCTGATATTCTCCCAGGAAACTACTATCCTGCCCTTTACTTTTCGTATCACCTGACGTTCGGATATAAGGCCTTTGAAATACTGATGGTCGTATCCACGCTCCTCCTGAAGCGGGAAATGGAAGTACTTCGGGCCAGGTTTCTGTATTTTCAGACGCTGGATCACGGCAGCTTTCCCGGAATTGACGCCCAAAAGCACAAGCGGCAGCTTGTATTTGTTGTTTCTCGAGATCTTGTAAACCAACGGAATACCGGAACCGCCCTGCCCTCGTATCGGGAATAC